CTTGAGCTGTTCTCTGGTCTGATGTGAAAGATCCTCCACCTGACATAATATTATCCTCCTAAATTAGTGGGGCCGAAGCCCCACATTTAATTTTGTATTAAGCTACTGTTGCGCCGTTTACTGAGCTAGCAACCCAACCGACAGTACTATTCCAAACTAAAGTAACTGATTCACCTACTGCATCGAAAGCAATTGTGCTTCCGTTTGCAAATGTAGTTGGAGTAACTGTTGCAGTTCCACCACCATCAACAATATGGTTGATGATTTTAATTTGTCCTGAAGTTGATCCATCAGCTAAAGTTACTGCAGCGGCTCCAGCCCCTGTAGTAAGCTCTGTTATTAGGTTTACAATATCTGCAGCTCCTGCGCCTGATAATGCTTGTACACCGCCTCTAATGGCTTTGTTGTAAGAAGCATTACTAGTTATAGCACCAGTAGTTGCATTTTTTGTTATATCTTCGAACCCGCTTTCTGATCTAACCGGTCCTGAAAAAGTAGTTGTACCCATGTTTATGTCCTCCTGTTAATTAACACAGTCGCGAGGCCGTCTGGTCAAGTCTGTGTTTCTTCGAATATACGCTTTTAATTTAGTAAATGCAAATAAAAAGGGGCGCCGAAGCGCCCCTTAAAATGGTTTATAACCTTACTGATTATACACCTGGAGATCCGAAGATACCTCTAGGATCAGAGAAGCCGAAGCTGTATCTTTCCCTAGCTTTATATCTAACGTTACCAGTTTCAAAATCGCCTTCCATGGCAGTTTTGATTGGTGCTCTAACCATGTGTTTCATTCCGTTAGGAACATCTGTCTTAATGAAGAAAGACTCTGTATCAGCTAGGAAGTTATTTACCACAAATCCTTGTGGTATCATTCCCATTGATTTCATCGCATTTGCATCATTGTCAGCAGTGCCAACTCTTAGAGCAGATTTCATGATTCTTTCAGCTGCAAATTGCTGAGATGGGTGAATGATTAATTTCATTCCCTTAGCAGCAATTTTTAGTCCACGCTCGTCTGTCATTTTAGCAATGTCAATTAAAGACTGCTCTAATGAAGTTTCAGATAAATCAGCGGGTGTCGCTAATTCATTTGCAAACGTTCCAGCAATTACTGGGTGGTTAGTTGCACAAAGTGCAACACCATCACCACCTGTAGAAGTAGTGAAAGCTCCATCTAGAATTGCAGCAGCTTTAAGTTGCTTAGTTTGAGCCATAGAACGTGCTAGTGCTTTCGTATAACGAGTTGAAATCTTATCATACAAGTTATCTTCAACAGCTTCCTCAGTGATAGAGAAAGCGAGAGCGATTGTCTCATGTTGATATCTTGCAGTGTAAGTTTCCTGCGCGCTATCGTAAACCACTGCTGCGCCTTCTGACTTAACGGCAGCTTTGTCGAAACCAGATAACATTACTTCTTCTTCGAATGCTCGATCAGAATTTTCTGTATCATAAATTTCAGCGTGTTGGTTTTCGTAGTTTTTGTACTCAAGTCCAAATAATGCATTCAGACCTGGCTCTAGCTCTTTAGCGAGCTGTTGTCTTGATATAGCCATATAATTATCCTCCTGCTATTATTTGTAAACGTGTTCATTAATAAGAACTTCATACAGCAAGTTGGCTGAACCAACCTCATTACGACCTTCTTTGTCAGAAAGTCCAACGACACGAACATTAATTTTATTTGCGCCGCCAAAGTTTGCTGAATCAACTTCCATTGCTGAAACACCTGTTGATGTATTACCGGTACCCGCGTTAATGTCACCTAAGTTACCCAAGTTACTTTGTGCTGAAGCAGCATCACCTTGTATCTCAAAGGTTTGGTAAGGGTCGTCATAGATAAACATAGACGCTACTTGAGCAGCCGGTCTATTGTTTTTAAAAGTGGGTTTTCCATCGGAATCGTCAAAGTTACATCCCCAAAAAACTCCTACAAATGCTGTGTCAGCAGCTGCACCTCTTTCAATATTTCCTGCGTTTAATTTACATAAATCGCCTTGAAATATTTGAACGTTGTGCCCTGCAACAGCAGTGTATTTGTTCATTGCCGGTGATGTACCACCGCCGATTTTTCCAATAGGATTGAACCCGTTTGGCGAGTCTAAATTTGCCATAGTTGTTTTCCTCCTTAAAGGGTTATTGTTAAATCGATGGTTGAGAAAAGATTAGTCTTTTTTCGAGCCACCAAAAGTTACACGAGTCTGTCGATCTTGATTAATCGGCATACTTGGGTGCTGTTCCTTCAAGACATCGTTTTCAATTGCATCATTTCGATCTTGAGTAATTTTTGCAAAGTACTCTTCACGCGATTTCGCGAGCTCTTCAGATATCCTTGCCAGCACAAGGCCACCAACCCCGATCATACCTGCGTATTTGCCGTTATCTATAGAAGGATAATTATCATTTGGATATTCGTCAGCTCTAACTAACTCCCATCCTGATCTAAGCTTACCTGCCATGTTAGTGGTATCGTCGTACCCCATGCTTTCAGCTCTTATCCACCTATGTCGATATCCGTCTGGCGCAGGTGGTGCGTCCAGTGATGATGGAGGAGTCCAAATCTTAGGCTTTTCAGTTTTTGCTCTAGATTGACTCACGCGAGTGGTTTTCATTTTATCTTTTTCCATATGCTTATACCTCCTTCGCGGCTAATTGTTTCGCATACTCTTCAAGTGGCACACCTAATCTTTTAGAAATTGCTACCTGTGAAGGTGTGAGTTTCACAGTTTTTCTGCGTCCTTTTGTGGCCGGACGTTTGGCACTTGCTACGTTCTGCGTCGGTGCAGTTGTCGTAGTTGACTCCACATTATCAAATTTATGTGGGAATTCAAGTCTTATTCGCTTGTCAACCTCAGAATAATAGTCATCTGTTTGTGGGTCAAATCCTTCGTCTTCAACTAGCTTTTTATGTATGTCAAATGCAGTGTAAGTCATTGCATTATCTGTACCAAACCATGGGTTTTTCTGCGCCCATGCATCTGCTCTAGGGTCTACTGGAGCAGGTTGTTGCTGTTGTTGAACTTGTTGCTGTTGTTGAACTTGTTGCTGTTGTGCAACTTCTGCAGGCAAGTTTTCTTGCATTTCCTTAATCCTTGCTAGTCTAGTTGCATCCATTGACAGTTGTGCAAGCTCAGTTTGAGCAGCGACTTGCGCCTCTACATCACCTGCATTAATAGCATTTGCTAATTTACTCTTTACAGCGTCAATGTTTGTAGTAACTCTTTTTTCAAATTCATGATTGTAAGAACTGTCTAAAGTTTTATATTTGTTTCTTAACTTTTCAGCTTCTTGTTTTTGATTTTGTGCATAAGTAATAGCTTCTTCCTTTTGTCTTTCAGCTTCCCTCATTTTACGAGTTAGCTTAGCTATTCTTTTTTGTACTCCCTCTGAATACTCACCAAGTTCGTCTTTTGGTTTTTCTTCAACAGGTGCTGTTTCTACAGCTTCTTCTTTTACTTCTTCAACAACTATTTCTTCAGCTGGTGTTTCTTCAACAGGTGCAGCATCTAATTCAATTTCTGTTTCCTGTTCATCGGTTTCACCGACATCTATTTTATCTTCTTGCATAGATTATCCTCCTCTATGATTTACATTGCGTGAATAAGATCTTCAGGATCTTCTATAGTCCCTAGTATCTCATCATCGTTTAACATTCTTATCTCACCACCATCAATCTGCATACGTGATCCTGCATATCTTGCAAAGACCACCCATTGTTTTTCTTTGCACCATGGTCCTGTCGGATATTTTTCTTCATCCTTGTAACAGAGATCACCCATCTTTAGTACATATCCAACTTGCGTTGCTACACGTGCTTTGTCTAATGATTCTTGTGCAATAATAATTCCGCCTTCAGTTTTTTCTTTAACTTGAAAGGGCATAACAAGTATACGCCATCCTGTAGGATGTGGTAACTTATCTAGATTTGTTTCTTGAGTTTCTTTTTTAGCTTCTTCAGCTTCTTCTTTATACTTATCTTCTAATGCGTGCGATGTTTGTTTCGTCATCTGGTTCTGGCTCCTTAGGGTTTAGCAGGTTAGAGAGTTCCTGTTTAATTTGATCCATAGCATGAATCTTTCCGCAAATATATGTATATTTGTCCATTTTGTCAACACCACCGCTCATTAACGTTTGAGCGCAGTCGTCAATCGCTTGATCTAGGTGTCTTTGTATCTTGTATATTACGTTTACCGGGTCTGTAGCTTCTGACATTTCTTTTATCCTTATCTCCTAGTTTATCCCAAAACTCGTCAAGAGCATTTGGTTCTTGTTTACAACATTCCCCCGATAGTACTTTTTCTTCCGTGTGGCAATCACACGTTTTTTCTTCTCCCATTTATCCCCCTAAATTTTTATTTGCCTTTGAATTTACTAAGTGTAGTAACCCCAAAACTTCCACCCACTATAGTAAGTATAATGACCCAGAAATAATCGTTGACATCTTTTAAAATCTCCCACCCTGCAGCCATCCAAGGCTGAGTCCAAGGTGTGAAATGTGCCAAAATAATGAGGCTCCAGAAAACGACCAAATATTCGTCTTTCCATGAGTTGGCAGTTTGTCTCACCTGTTCCATCTGAACACCAATCTTTGCTACGTCCACCTTTGCGGCTGCCTCTATCTCCTTTGCTTTGATGATTTTATCTTTTTCTAGTTTGTGAGAAATTGCGCCGACAGTCTTTTCGGTTATAAGTTTTGCTATAGGATTATTTAGTAATCCTCCTCCAAGACCTAAAAGTGGTTTGATAAGTAGCAGTGGGTTCATTAGTTGTTGAGTATTACCGCGATGAAAATTATAATGCCAACAGCAATTATAATTTTTGTTTTCTTAGTGGTTCCGTTCCACCATTCTTGGGCTTTCCATTTTATTTCGTCGATCATGATGACCTCCTTTTTTTTCGTTTTACACCTGCTTCGCTGAGCGCGATAGCTATGGCTTGCTTTTTATTTACCACTTTTTTCTTAGATTTACCAGATTTTAGTTTTCCTGATTTATATTCACGCATTACCTTGCTGATTTTCTTTTCTTTTTTCACGCTAATCCCATGTATGCAACTAAGTATTCTGCTTCTTCAGGTGAGTATCCGTTCTTAATATAACGATCATATGCTTCTAATGCTTCGTCTTCATATTTTGATCTTATAGGATCAATAGGAATGTAAGGGTTTGTTAGAGCTGGGTTTCCTGGTCTTGTATTTTTTTCAGTTTCTAAAGCGTTATATCTTTCTATAGCTAAGTCAGCTTGTTGTTCTGGAGATAAATAACCTCCTTGAATTTCAGCAACCTCGTCAGCAATAGCAGCTGTCATAGGCCCTGTGTATTTACGTGCAATTTTTGCGTCTTCGTCTACGTTTGCAAAAGGAACGCCAGGATCAGCAAAAGCGTTATTAAAATTTTCATCAGCTACAGCTTCTATAGATTGAGGATTTTTAGTAAAATATTTTCTTGCTTTGTAGTTTCCTATACCCGTCAAATCAGAAAGACTTTCTAGAGTTGGACCAAACATTGCTTCACCCAAACCCAAAATTCCTTTTCCGATTTGTGCGTAACCAAAAGTTCCAGGGGTTAATTGTGATGTACCAAGGGCGTTATAACCTGCACCAAGCATATTTTGTCCAGAAGAAAGAGCACTACCAAAAACATCAGAAACCATTCCATATGCTTCTTCAGGAGAGGTGTTCATTTTTGCTGATGCAAGTTTTGCTACGTTTTCGTTAACTCCCATCTTCATCAATCTATCTACAAAAGCCTCTTCTCCTAAAGTTTTAAAAGCTTCTGTAAAAGTTTTTTTATCTTCCGTTTCTGCTTCTTCATCTTCAAGAGCTAATTGATTAACTTTTTTTGCCATAATGTTTGGATTAACATTAGTATTAGCATTGGTTAAAGAGTTTGTGTTTAATAAACCTTGACCACTAAACGTAGAAGCAAGTCCTGTGCCCATCAAACCAGCGTCATAAGCCGATTGTATGTTCTGTGGATTATTAGTAAAATATCTTTCTGTAAGACCTATTGGTGTGTTGTTCTCACCAAACGTTACTAAATTTCCTTCTTCGTCAGTAAGAGCTAATCCGCTATAATCGGTTATCTTATTTTTATCATTATCTGGACCTTCGGGATTTCTCTCATTACCAAAACCATCCATTCCACCATAATTATCTTGACCTGGTCCTGTGTTATAGCCTGGCATTATTAATTCCCCTCTTTAATTGTCGCCTGCATCTGTTTTATACCATCTTTTGCAAGTGATACTGACGCTCTCATTTTAGCATGTTCATCATCTTGCTCAAGTTTATCTTCTGCAAGTTGTCTGTTTTGTAGTAGTTTTAGTGCGTCCATTTCAGCTTTTTGTTCGCCTTCTTCACGTTTTCTTTCCTCTTCTTTAGCTTTTAACTGCACTTCATCGTTCTTTAATCGTAATAATGGGTCATTATCGATCTGATTAAGCACTTTTTTCTCTTCTTCAAGGTATTCTGCCATTGTTTCAGCAATTAATACTGATTTTCTTGACTCAAGTGCCTCTGTAAGCTGTTTTACACGCTTTTGTGCCTCAACAAGTTGAGGATTTTGCTGCATTTGCTGCATCATTTGCGGATTTTGTTGCATTCCACCCATCATTTGTTGAATTTGCTGTTGCATTTGCTGCATTTCCATAATTTCGTCCTTAAATTCTAGCTGAACTTGCTCTGTTGCCATCAAAGTGATGTGTTCTAGTATGTTTTTTTGCAATGCTGCTAGTATTTGTGGGTTTGTACGTGCCATCATTGTACCCATAAAGCTTAAATGTGCATCCATGTGAGCTTGGTGGTCTTGTCCTGGGAAAGCTTTAAAAGTTTCTCCTGTCAAAGCCTTTAAATTTTCCATAGCTGGGTCCATTGGTTGTGGCTGTGCTGGTTTTTTTAATAACGTGTCAATGTTTTTTACACCTAACGCCTCATACATATCACGATACGCAACATATAAATTGTGCATCTTAGGATTAGACATTGCTAACTGTAATTGCGTTTGTGCAATACTAATTCTTTGTGTCTGTGAAAAGATATTAGGATCTGCAACAGGAATGATATCTACTCTCTCGTCAAAGTCAGTTGCAAAAATTTGTTTTTGTCCACCTACTACATCGTATGGATATTCTTTTGGTAAGTATGTTGCAAAACATTTAGCAAGTAACATAAACTCACATTTCATTCCAGCATACACTCTTTTGTGTATTGCTGACATAACCCGCGATCCACGTTCAAGTAATGCTACTGTCGTGCCTACTGCTGCATTTTGATTACCATCACCGACCTGCATATCAGCAATAGACGCGAATCGTTGACCTGCTTCTACAACAACACCCATTAACTGTAGTAATGTTCCATCAGGTCCTTTAAACGGCAACGGCATAAATGCGTCAGCTAAATTTCCACCAGGAGCGTCAACATCACGGAACTCTCCCGGCTGCAACGGTTGAGCTTCGTCTCTGACTCGGATGCCTCTTTGTTTGAATCCGGACGGTAAGTTAGACAAGGTGCCGGCGTCAAGAAGCTGTCTCAATGCTGCAGTTGCAGTTCGTGACAGTCCGCCGATCATGTGAATAAGGCCGAATCCATAGAAGCCTAGTCCTGGTAAAAACTTAAAGTGTACAAAATAATCTTTTTTCTTTTTAGACGGATCGTTCGCATCGAAATTTCTTCTGATTGCTAAAATCTGTCCTGATCCTTCATCAAGAGTAATGATGTAAGGAACTTTTAAACCTGTCTCTTCTCCTGTCTCTGGGTCAACTTCTCCAAAACCAGTAATAGACATTTCAACATGACATTCTAGTAAAGTGTATATTTCACTTTTTTCTAGTTCAGCCATTTCAATACCTTCTAGATCATTTTTCTTATCTCTAATTTCATCAGGTGCAACTGATCCAGATTGTGTCAATTCTATGTCACTGTAAAAACCTGTTAGTTGGTTTTTTAATAAGTCATTTCCTGTCATTCTTATAGAATGAATAACACAATCAGAATCATCTAATGATGTAGTTGTGTAAGGAACATATAAATCTTCTGCGGGCACAAACTTAGATACACAACGACCTAGTAATTGGTCGTAGTAAACTTTTTTAAATGTAGAACCTGACAGAGGTAAGTTAAATAACATTTGATCAAACTCTGGCTCGTACTCTTTCATTTCTACCATTAACTGATAGTTCATATAATCTTTAACACGTTCTGCTTGGTCTTCTCTTGCAGGGTCTACGTTTCCTACAATCTGTGTTCTAACTGGACCGCCTGCTGGTAGTAACTCTTTGTATGCAAGAGATTGAAATTGTGTAACAGCTTCTGCAAGTACAGGGTGTGTCGCGCCACTAGAACCTTGGAATGGTTCTGATCTATTTTCGTATTTAAAACCTAATAGGTCTAAACCTTTTGTATAAGTGTCTTCCCAATCTGCTCTTGATGATTTACAGCTTTCATAGTTTTCTAAAAGGTCGTTTGAAATTTCTTGTAAAATATCTTCTTCTAAAAAGTCGGCTAAGTTTTCATCATGTGATTGTCCGCCTTCAGGTACAACTGCTGCTGGATCAAAATCAACTTCAACACCGCCATCATCTGTTTCTTTTATTTCAACAGGCTGTTGTTGCGTTAAGTTCATTTGTATTTTTTCCAACTGAGCTTGCTGATTAGGTACTTTTAAATTTGTCCTAGTTTGTTTAGGTGGAAGTACTGGGTTGTTTTTATCTATAGCCATTATGCTGTCCTCTGTCTAAATAATGAACCTACTCCATTCGGCATCGGTCCTGCTTGTGGTGGCACTAATCCACCTAGTTTAAATCCTGGTTCTTGCTGTTTTGTTCTTTTTACAAAATCTTCTATTGCATTATCTACTTGCATCGTGGTTCCTCTAGTTGCAAATTCTTCAACGTTGCGAAGATCAGTTGTAACTTCATCCATTCCCATTGCATAGTTTTCAAAATCTCCACTAGGCTCAGAACCTTTTCTAAACTCTCCAACAAAAAACGATGGGTCTTCTGTAACGCTACGACCATCTTCAAAATATCTTTGCATTGATGGTTCGTACTCAAAACTAACTTGAGTACCATCATCCGCTACAGTATAAACATCTATTCGTCCTGTGTTTACATCTTCTACCATTTTATATTCAGTTTTACCATCCATGTATTTATACACCGCATTTACTTCACCTTTTTGTGGTGCTGCAGGAGATACTAAATTACCTTTTGTTTGTATCTTACTGACAAGTAATGGGAACCATTTAGGCATACCCGGTGCTGATAATGTTTTTGCTGCGGTGATACCTGTTTTTGCTGCAGGTAATAATCCTTTACCAGCAGTTAATGCTGCAGTGATCCCACCGCCTAACACACCAAGAAAACCTCTACGTGACATTGGCAATTTACCCCCGCCAGGAACGTCTTTACCATCAGCAAACCCTACACGACCACCTTTTGCCATTTTAGGTTTGTCTGGATCAAAAGGAAAAACTTCTAAAATTTCATCTATGTCTTCTATTCCTTCACTACCCATTTTCTCTAACGTTTTTTTGTTAATGTTTTCTAGCAATCTTGCTTTTTCAAACTCTCCTGCCTCCGCTAATAATTTTACTTTTTCTTGGTTCCTTACAAGTTGTTTTACCATGTCACCTGCTAAACCTGTTAACTGCTGATTACTAAGATGTTCTAGATCTTTTCTTATTTGCATTTTATCATCTACAAACTTGTCTGTTAATAGGTCGTCTACTTCTTGTGGACTTAAAGGGTTTTCAGGTGTGTCTATTTCTACTTTTGCTTTTCCAAAAAATTCATCAGGTGGAGTTTCAGTTGCAATAATTTCTTTTGCTTTGTTTTTTGTTATTCTTGCATTAGCAGGATCAGCTCCACCAGTTTCTCTTGCAGGGGGGTCTTGAACAATTCCTTTTTCAGGGTCAAACCTAACGTCACCTACTCCATGGTCGTATTGAAATTGTTTTAGTGCTTCGTCTTCTCCAAACTGTTCTGCTATGTCTTCATACTTTTGGTAATCTATTTTGCTTGCATCAAACTTTCCTGTTTGTGCTGCTGTTATTCCTTTTTCGTCGACACGATACTTGCTTAAATCAATAATATTATCTGTCTCTATATTTTTTCCAAGTTCTTGTATCTCTTCTAAGAACTCTAAAGGCTCGTCTCTCATCTGTATATCTGCGTACGCATAAAGTCTTTCAGTGTCGTCTATGGTTGACATCTTTCCAAAATTTCCACCTTCTGAATAACCTTCGTTCATTTTCTCAACAAGAGCGCGTTTTACTCTTCCGACATCCAAACCTGTTTTCTCTGCTATGAATTCAAACGTACGTTCTGGTCCGTCTTTTAACAAAGCAGATATACCTTGTGGTCTATTCATTACAGAATCTGATTCACCAGCAAAACGTTCTGCGTTAGCAACAATTGGTTCAAAATCATTTTTTAATTCTGCAACCATTGAGTCTACAGTATCTAAGTCTTGGTTTGTGTCTGTCCCTTTATATCTTTCTACAAAGTCGTCAATTTTGTTTGACAAATCTTCTACTTCAAGATTAGTCATACCCTTAGTAGCTTTAGCTCTACTGAGTAGGTTATCTATATAGTTTTTTATAAACAATGGTATCTTCATTAGTAGTATGTCCTCTGTTCATACGGCAAAGGTTCGTCTTCATAGTCATCTGGATGTTCTACAAAGCCACCTTGTCTAAATCTCATTACGGCTTGAGTCATACTATCCACTAAGTCATCGTGTTCCCCTAATGGAAATGCAGCGCACTCCTCAATAACCTCTTCAGCAAACTTTTTATCTGGTGCCCATACCATTCCAGCTTCAAATAGCGGTGCTACAGAGTTCACTCTAGTATGTTTATCATTTCCTTTACTAGGTGTAAAGTTAATAACTGGTATGCCTAGCTTACGCAATTCATACGTTAAAGGTAGTCCTGAAGCCTTAGCTTCCACGATCACCGTTTCTGGTTTCCAGTAATCATATTGTTCTTTTGCTTTCTTACGTAGTTCTGGAAACTCGTATCTATCTTTTACCATGTCTAATAGTATTAAATTAGGTGCGTCGCCTTCATTTGGACAAAATACACCCCACGTAGTTATGGCGCTGTAGTCAGCTGTTTCTTTTTTCATAAACGCTGTGTCATAAGATTGAATCACGTGCATTAATGCAGGTGGTTCTGGTTTGTCATACACCTTCCACCACTCACGCTTTATAATACTACCTTCAGCTGCTGTTGGATTTTGTTGGTATTGCGCATTCCATTTTAGTATACTCACGGATGCTTTTACCGCTTCCAGTTCTTCGAGCTTCCAATAACCGGGCCAAACGGGTTTCCCGCTTGGAAGTATGGCTGGGAATTCTATCACTTCCCATTGATCTGCTTTTGGTTCTGCTTGTCCTTTTATCAATTTTCCAGTTAAGTCAGCAACGTTCCATCGAGTCATCACCACAATTATCCTGCCTCCAGGTTGCAAACGCTGCCGCGGTCCAGAAGTATACCACTCATACACTCGATCGTAACTGGCCATGTTCATTGCGTCCTGCTCAGAATGTGGATCATCAATAATTAATAGATCAGCACCACGACCGGTTATTGAACCGCCGACACCTGCTGCATAATATTCGCCGCCTTGATCGGTCTCCCATTTACCCGCAGCTTTAGAATCTTCTTTTAATCTTGTTTGAAATATTTCTTGATACTCTTGCTGTTCCATAAGACCTTTAGCCTTACGACCAAAACGTACAGCAAGTTCTGCATTATTAGTTGCCTGGATTATTTTTAAT